TTGGCATTATTATCTCCTTTGTTTTACCACGATGATGGTAGTTTACCTACGCTTGTAGGCGTGTCTAGCTCTGTAAGTTGTGTATCTATATCAGTTTTTAGCTCTGCTTCAGTCCTGTCTATGTTTGCTAGCACCTGTGTTTTACACCAATCCTTAGTCAAACTATTAAAAGCTGTAAAGCTGTCTGCATTTGCCGCACCTATGGTTGCCTGTCCATAAATTGACGTAGAATTATTTGGGGTTTTTGCGTCACTTACCCCAGAAATACGCCAATGTATAGATTTAACTACATCACTAAGCGAACCCTCTGTAGGTGCTGTATCTAGTTGTACGAATTGCCATGTGTATGTGTTAGCCATTAGTCTGCCTCCGCTATAGTGTTTCCAGCGGCAACCCAATCAAGATATATTTTGTAATCTCTATTGTTTGGGTTTACTGGAATAAAAAGATTTGGAGTGCAATCTATTCGCTTAATTGAATTAGTAATTAGATTTCCTGAGCCATCTTCATATTTTTTATATCTTAAAACTGTTAAATCTATTATTTCTAAACTTGACATATTATAACTCCGCTTCTGCTGTAAACGTATTGTGGTGAACGTCTAAATCACTGCCACTAAATCCTAGAGTAAACCCATCAACACCATTTGTAACCACGCCACTTAATCCAGATGTACTAGAGCTAACTACAAGAGTTGCGTCTTTCATTTTTTGCGTTGCGTATCTAATAGAAAGTCTTTGTACTTGACTTGCTGCTGCCCCACAATTTATATGAAATACAGGGTCATCAGACTTTTCAAAATATCTCTGGCACAGTTGAAATTCTTCGCCATAAGTTCGTTGCTCAAATTGTGTTACTGTGTCGCCAAGTTCTAATTGTACTTCTCGCAAGTCCCAATAATCATTTGCTCCTGCTGTTCCCACAGTAGCCCATGAAATTTGCAAAGCTAACTGAGTTTTATCAGCGGGGACAGTAGCTGTTCCAGAATATTGAACAAAACCGCCACCTTGCGGTATTCCTGCCGTAATTCCTATAATAGTATCAGTGTTAGTCATGCTAACTGGATTTTCGTCTGTGCCTTCTCCTCCAACAAGGTGAAAGCCTACGTTTCCTGACGTTGGACTCCAATTAGCACCACCTCTAGCTCTGAATGATAGAGTTACTTCTTTACCTGCAAAGTACCGAGAATCTATAGTTTCTAACCCTTGCGCTATACCCATTTGTGCAGTTGCGGTATTACCAGCAGGTCTTTGAAATCGTGAATAATAACCGTCACCTTCTCCTGCGTCTGACCTAGTTGTCCATGAATGTGCTTGACCACTACCACCGCCAAAACAACGCCACCTGTCCATAGCGTAGGTGTTCATTGTTGTGTTTGCGCCAGTGCCGTGACGTTGATTAACTGAAAAGGTAGGATTGTAAATTGCATTTCTACGACCGCCTAATGCGCCTCCACTTATGCTAGTAGCACCTGCAATTCCACCTGCTACAGTTACATCACCATTAACGTGCAAAGGTGTACTAGGACTACTTGTGCCTATACCTACTTTGCCATCATTTAATATACGGACGCGCTCTGTATTGTTTGTATTAAAACGAAATGGGATATTATCGCTAGTACCGATTCCACCAATAGCGTTGTAACTTTCAATGTCTACTATACCGCCACCAGAAGCGCGTGAAATACGAAGTCCAGCACTCGTATCAGCAGAAGTTGTTATAGATGCTCCAGTAGAGGTTGTAGCAAGTTTAGCTACGTTGTCATAGTAAAGGGTGACTGCGCCATCAGGAGCAAGAACAATACTATCTTCTCCTGATTTTCCTTGCAGATTTAAATTTCCTGTGCTGTTTTGAATATACGAGTGCGATCCATCGTGTTGCAAAACCAAGTCAGATCCTGTTCCGAGGTTTATTTTATCTCCATCGGGAAATACAACATCGCCATTAGAATCAGTGGTCACTGCTTTTGATGCTTGGGTTGTTCCTAGTGTAGTAATGTCTAGGTAATTTAACTCTGCAGCGGTACTGGTAACACCATCTAAAATGTTTAGCTCTGCTGCAGTACTTGTAACATTCGTTCCACCAATATCTAGCGTAGTCATTGAGACTTCACCAGCTACAGTTAAAACACCATCGGCTACTGTCATTAAATCAGTATCATCGCCATGCCCTATTGTTGCGCCATTGATAACAACATTATCTACAGTTAATGCAGTTAATGTACCTAATGACGTAATGTTTGATTGAGCAGCACCTGTTACAGTAGCAGCAGTACCAGAAACATTACCTGTAACATTGCCTGTAAGTGGGCCAGCAAACGCATCAGCTGTTACTGTGCCATCAAAATAAGCATCTTTAAATTCTAAAGAACTTGTTCCTAAATCTATTTGATTGTTTGTTACAGGATATAAAGCTCCTGACGTTAATGTAAGTCTTGCAGCATTGTCTACTTTAAAATCAATTTCATTTGCTGTGCCAAAGTCTATCGCCGTTTGAGCATCTTCGCCTATAATTAAATCAGTAGCATGTATAGATGTAATATCTGTTTGAGCTGCGTTTATTGTAAAAGTTAAATCGTAAGGATCTCCATCTGTACCATTGTCAGTATCAGTCCAGTTAATATCTATACCACCACCTTCAACAAATTTCATTTCTTTGTTTTTAGTAATAGTAACTTCTGTACCATCTCCATCTTCCATAACAAAACTAGTCGCTGCAAAGTCTTGACCATCTACATACGCTTTAACTGATTGCTGTGTAGGTATAAGAGTTGCAGAGTCAGAGGACATATCATCCTCGTCTACAAAAGCTGTAGCTGTTATTGTACCGTCTGTTATGCTTCCAAAAGTAACTGTACCTGTTGTGCTAATATTAGACGAGCCATTATCTATAGCTCCAAAACCTGATGTAATGCTTCCAGAGTTTAACGCTCCAGTAGTTACAATATTTCCACCACCTACGTTATGACTAGAAAAATAAGTAGATACAGTGTCTACATCAGTCATTCTCATTGTGCCAGCATCATTTATTAGTATGCCATCACCAGAAGCTACAGCAGTTGTGCCACGGCTAGTATCACCATCTATTAAATTTATTTCTGACGCAGTTGCTGTAACTCCATCAAGTATGTTAAGTTCAGCTGTTGTACTTGTTACACCATCTAATATGTTAAGTTCTGCGGTAGTGCTTGTTACGCCATCGAGTATATTTAACTCTGATGCGGTGCTTGTTACACCATCTAAAATATTAAGTTCAGAAGCAGTACTAGTAACACCATCAAGTATGTTTAGCTCTGCTGTTGTGCTTGTAACACCATCTAGAATATTTAACTCAGCTGCTGTAGTTGTTACTGCTGTGCTGCCTATTAATAGTTTATCTTTAACAATGTCTATAGTTGTAGAACCTGCTGTTAATAGTTTGTCGGCTGACTCATCCCAGAGCAAGTATGCTCCTGAAGTAGCACCAAAAAACTTAACATCAACGCCTGTGTCATCAACACCAAACGTGGTTACACCGTCTATTTGTACTGTACCATCTATATCTACTTCGTCAAGATTTGTAGTACCGTCTATATCAGCATTACCAGATACATCTAATGTAGCTGCATCAAGCTCACCTGAAATAGTAATGTTTCTACCACCACTAATATCTTTATTTGAGTCTGTTATAATAGCTTTACTTGCTATCACTGTACCATTTGTTATACCATCTATAAGATTAATATCTGTTGCACTTGCTGTAACACCGTCTAATATATTTAATTCTGCAGCTGTTGAGGTGACACCATCCATAATATTTAATTCAGCAGCAGTTGCTGTGATTGCAGTGCCGTTAAAATTTATTGCATCTGCGTAAACTGTACCATCAAAGTATCCATCTTTAAATTCTAAAGAGCTTGTACCTAAATCAATATCGTTGTCTGTTACTGGTACAATCGCGCCATCTTGAATTCTTATTTGTTCTACGGCAGAGCTACTTACTTCAACAAAAATTCCCCAACGGTTATTAGTGCTATCCACTACAATTTTGTTTAAAAAGTTTTGATCTCCTATAGTATGTATATTACCACCTTCACCAGCTCCTCCATCGTGTTGATGGCCTGTTGTTCCTGATGAAGCGTATGCAAAAGCATTTAGTAATTGATTATATTCATTATTAAATAACGCTGCTGTTATAGTATCTCCATCCGAAAAACTACTTTGTCGTGTGTAACTTGTCATTCAAATTATCTCCTGTTGGCTGGCGTATAATCTACATATATACCATTAATAGCGTATGGAGGATTTTTATCCTCTGATCGTATTCTAAAACTTGTAGTGTGTCCATTTCCTTGAACTGCTTGTCTAATAGTGGGATCAAGAGTTCCTCCAAAATATGTACTTGTTCCAAAAACACTTGTTCCAAATGTAGCAGGTGTTCGTACTGTACTTAACGTATACTCTGCTGGTTGCGGTAAAGTTGGATCTTCATAATCGTAACGAACTCTTAATTTAGGCTCTACCGTTCCTTCAGGACTTAAAGAAAGTTTCACATAGTTTACTGTTTTTCTAGTTCCGTGATCTCCAAAGTCAAAGTTAGGAGTTGTGTAAGTTGCTAGTATGTTTGCTTCTGATCCTGAATGATAAAAAGAATTTCCAGAGTCGTGTAAATAAACATATCCACTATTATCACCGTGGTACTGCTGCTCAACACCGTCACTATCAAAACCTGATGTAATTGCTCTAGCTTGGACACCTTTTGTTTCTGCCCAAGCCATTCCGTTTGTTGTTAAACTTCCTATAATACCTTTAGATTCTGAAGCTGCTTGCGTAGTTCCTGCATAAAATATTCTATATTGTGATTTGTTTCTAAGTACTGCGCTAGTAATTACATAACTGTTTATATTTTTAGCTAGTGCATTTGTAATTGGTTGTATCGGTCTACTAATAGAGCTTAACTCTACGTCACCAATTCTAGCTGTACCTGCAAGAGTCCGAACTCCGTCAGGACTTAAAAATACTAAGTCACCACTAAATTCTTGAATACTAAAATTATCTAAGCAACCTACGTTTTTAGTAATTGGAGTAACGACTATTGAAGAACTTACGTTTATGTTTTGAAGTTTATAAATACTGTTTTGACAAAAGATTATAAGATCTTCACGAAAAGAACGAATACCTACAACTTTGTCATCTAGTTTTATACTCCCTGATCCAGTACTTGTAAAGTCATCTATATCATCTGTACCACTATAATAAATAGTATTAGGGTTATTTGTGTCTCCTGCAACAACTAAATGTTTGTCGTGTATTATACAAGTCTTAGGATATACAGAACCATCAACTGTAATTTCTTTTGCAAAATAAGTTCTATTACTTAACGCTCCTGTACCTGTCATTTTAAAATAAAAAGGCTTCGTAGCAGAAGCTTGATCTGTTATGATTACTTCACCATAAGTAGAGTCACCTTCGTACAAAGCAAAGTTAGCTTGGCCTTGGCTCGTTCTTGTTAATGTTCCTCTGCCTGTAAATGCAGAATAGTTATCACCACCTGCATCTACCGAAGATCTATTAATTTGTAACCAAGTAATACCATCTAACGTAAAATAAATATTTGTTCCTGAGCAGGCTATTAACCCGTCTGCATAAACAAAAAGACCTATGATAGGGTTTGTGCTATTAGGTCTTGCAGCATCGTCACCACCGAAAGGTGCAAAACCATTAATTCTTCTGTAACCACCATCTGTATCAACTTCAAAGTTTTCTAATACTGTAGCAGATCCTGCAACTGTAAGAATTTCAAATTGATTTAAGTTTGTGTTAAGCCCACCTTTACATGATACAGCATATGGTAATGATTGTGCCATTATATAAACCTTATTCTATCATCTTTAAAATAGCTTGGAGCTGGTTCCATTAAATGCATCTTCATTGTTTTTAAGCCACGTTTGTAATCTTCGTTAGCAAATGCAGATGCTTGAGCATTGTCTTTAAACTGGTGCATGTAATACCTTGCCCTATTTATTAATACAGGTACATATACATCTGGAAAAACTATAGCATCAGTTGAAGCTGACAAAGCTGTTGGTAAATCATAAGCGTAAAAATAAATTCTATAAACTTTATCGGGTATTGACGAAAGACCAAACTTTCTGTTGTCTGGACTTTTTATAACTCTGTCAGGTGTTCCGTAGTTTTGAGTGTCAGCATCATCGTGATTTTGAGCTATACGAAAATAATCTTTCCATTCTTCAATACTAGTAAATCGTAAATTACGAATAGTATACGGTGCTGCTTCACCGCTAACACCTACTGTAGTTAGTAAAAAATTATCCCAATCTATGTAGCCATAATCTGTTGTAAGACTACTTGAAGCTGGTTTTAATTCGTACCACCGAGTACCAGCTACAGTTTCAACATATGCATTACCGTACATTGGATCTGTAGCACCAGATTCACCTGTAGCTAAAAAAGGCCACTGAGGTTCTTCATTAACCATATCTAAGTAAGCTCTATTAACTAAATCTTTTACGTGCGTCTGTACTCCTACAGAAGATGCAAAGTTAGAAGATGTTAATTCTACTTCATTCATTTCTCGTAGAATTTCGTTACTTAGTTCAAGGTATGTTGTAGCCATTAGTGCCCCATAGTTTTCATTTTTTGTTCCATACTAAATTTTGAACCTTGCGAATGTCCAGCATTTTTAAACTGTCTTTCTAATTCAAAAATATTCTTGTGTGCTGTTTGACCATCTGATACTATTTTGTGATCAGCAT